CATAGACAATGTGGAGGCCGTTGCCTGGGAGTTGCCAGATCGGGCCAGCGATACTGCGTGGGCACTGGCCGGATGGGACGATACCCGCCTGGCAAGGGAAGCCTAATGCAGCTCTTTGGCACAAGGGCGGCAGCGGTCGCCTACTTATCACGCCTTGCGGCCTTGCGGCCTGAGTACGCTCGCCGTAGGGGAGTCGTCGGGCCGATGGTCTCGAAGAGCGATAAAAAGCCTGTGTGGGCAGTCTGCGAGACACCGATATTAATGACCACGAGAAGGAGACGCTGAAATGAGCGCACAGACAGACGCCAACAGAGCCGCCGCAGAGGATGGGTGGCAAGCACGCGCAGCCGGACTCGGACTCACAAAGTCGGGTCACTATAACTTCGACCAATGGCGTCGCCTGTTCGGTCGAGGGTTTCGACAGCACTCACCCTACCTCGACGCCGAAGAGGCATACGAGTACTGGGTCGCCGGATGGCACGATGCCGACGACCGCATCTGTCATGCCCAAACAAATTAGCAGGAGCGACAAATGATTTATCGACTTAGCACCATGGGAGATAACTCCTCGCACGAAGGATACAGCTACTTCGCCACGTACGATGGCGCGGACGACGTAAGACAGGGACTCATTCAGCAACACGGGTACGGCAAGGCCGACCTGACCATCACCAAGCGTCCCACCCCCAAGACGGCAGGCGAATACCTCGCACTGCTCAATCTTTGGGGTTCACACCCTGACAACGGATAACGAGAAGGTGACTTTGGGGCTACGCCTTGTCTAAATAAGGGTGTTTGACCGTGGACTCAACCGGGACCATTTGAGGCATCCCGTAGGTATGTGGGCTCTGAGGTGTCGGTCGAATATTGCGAAATCATCAAAGAAAGGCTCAAGACCAATGTCTGATAAAACATTTTCCGGGGGTACCGCCTACGAGCTACTCCAGTGGCTTAAGGCTCTACGGGCCAAAGGGGCCGACCTGCATAACCTGTACGTGGAAACCAGCGATGGCACCCTAGCCGACTTTGAGATAGTAGACGTAGTCGATGATGATGGACACCGGGAACGATCTGCCCTGGTTGTCGAATGAGGGGAGCGAAACGGGGACAAGCTTTCGCCAGGCGGCGGCAAGTGGTTACTTTTCGTGACGGTAATAGGATTACAACATGAACGCCTACTCGGCACTGGTGACTGGCACGCCGCCACCAAACTTGGTACGGTGTAGCAATGTTCCTTTGCCCCAGAGCCCTCGTATAGGCACGAAGGGGGCAGGGGGTAGGTGCGTCTTACTTACGTCCAGGGATGGAGGCCTAGCATGAGCATGACCTTCGCAAGCCTCACCAAAAACAAGCCATACAGCGGCAAGGGCAAGCGCAAGGGCACACCTGGGCACTACACCTATGATTACGATGAGCCCAAGGGGCGGGATAAGAAAGAGCACCGCGGTGCGGCCCGTATTCACGCAGCGAATACCGCGGCTATAGATTATTTCAATGCTGAAAAGGACTCTTCCGTCGATGCTGTTGAGGATATGACGGAGCTTGCGTATGCGCCCGACGCTTACCCCAAGATGAAGGCGTTGGAGGGGTGGACAAAAGCGATGGGCCTAAAGGTGTTTGGCACAGGTGTGTCTGCCACAAGCGCCTACGTCACCATAGAAGCGCCAGGTGAAGACCTGTTTTCGGATGTGAAGGTGCGGTTTAGCGATCACGGGAACATGGGCAGGGGACATGCTGTGAGTGGTAAAGCCGACGTGAATATCGCGCAAGGCACGGCCCGCGATTTTGTCACAGGAATATGGGAGGCGCTAGATACTCTTTTAGACAGGCTCGAAATGGACGAAGAAGACGAGCCTGGGTATGAGGCGGCTGTGGCGCACATTAGCGACGTGCAGGCAGCTCTTGTGCAAGTAAAGAGAGGGGAATTAGCGAAACTAGAGCACGCACGCCCTATCGAGGGTGCTCACATACACCCCAGGGTGCTTTCTGCGCAGCTAGAGATCCACGCTGCCCGCATATGGGGGCTTCAATCTAACCTTGAAAAAATGGCCGTTGCCAAAGGACTTCCTATGACCTTTTCAGATATAATTAAAGCCCGAGGCGGCGGATACAGCGGCAAGGGCAAGCGCACGGGGAGCCCTGGGCACTTCAAGTATGATTACGATGAGCCCAAGGGACAGATCGGGTTCAGCGGGGTGGTGGTGGAGGCAAAAAAGCCAAAGAAGAGACGCAGCGATGCTCAGCGCCAGCTTTCAATGTTCGGTGAGGCAGAAGCCCCGCACATACCTGGAGCTGCGGCCCCGAAGCACACTGGCCGCGCAAAACCCGCCGCGCCTGGACAGGCCAGCATCTTCGACGCGCCCAAGGACACGAAGACGATTGACGTGGAAGAGGCCATCGCGGAGAAGAAAGCGCCCAAGGCAAAACTAACATGGCGGTCGGAGAAAGCGCGGGACATGAATATGCACCGCGACCCCAGCGAGCCGATAGCGGCGCTTATGGACGCCACGAGCCTGAGCGAATTGAAGGCGTTGATTGCGGCAGACCCGCGATTGGCGCTTGACGAGGTAAGAAGCGCAGGACGCAAGCACATTGCCCGCGTGGTGATTGATGATGATCAGATGGGTGAGATCTCGATAGAAGAGGCCATCGCGGAGAAGAAAGCGGCTTTAACGCCCGCGAGCCTTGTTTCTTTCTTAAAGGAGGGATCCGGCACTAACTCTGTAAGCGCGAGCGAGCTAAAATACTCATTTGGGGGCACGGTTCAACAGCACACAAAAATGCTTACAAGCATGGTTCAAGGGGGCGAGCTTGTGAAAGAGGGCAAACAGTACCGCCTGGCGGAGGAGAACGCTTCGACGGCCACCGAATCAATCCTAAGCAAGATTACACCCGAAAAAGTGATGGATTTTGTGACCCCCGGCAAAGGCCCACTTGCCGCCAGTAACGCCATAAGTATTGATGATGCTTTATTCTACTTGGGCGACGATGGGCAGGAAGGGTATTCGGTTGAGCAGGGCCGTGAAGTAAAAACGCCTTTGCGAAAAGAACGGGAGGCGCTTGTCAGGCAAAAGCTGGACGAGATGGTGCAGCAAGGGACGCTAAAGAAAATTGGGCCAGAGGCATACGCACGACCAGATTTCGGCACAAAACCTGCGGGCGAGAATGAGTATTTTAGCGATTCTCCGTATCGCACATAAAGCTAAGGGGTGATTGAAGGGACGGAATTGAAATGGACGAGGACCGTAGAGCTATCTTGCTGCCTCCTGGCCGTGATACTGCTCGCAATAACCATATGGACAAAAACCTGATTTGCTTCGAGTGCGATCATCGCCAGAAAACGCCGGGATTTTGCGAAAAGTGCGGTGGCAGCACCGAAGAAATTGAGTTTTGGTATGGACCGGATTTTGTGAATGTCGGAAGTAGTAGCCCAACTTTTATCTAGTGCCGAAGGACGGCGGGCGCTCAGCTTAGAGAGCCCTACGTTCTTCGACACATTCTATTGCAGTATGCGATGGGCCGCACACCGCGAGAATTGGCTAGAGACTTTCCACACCACCATCGCTTCGGCAAAAGAATCAATGGACAAGGCCAGATGCCTGATCCTCGCTCCGCGGGACCACGGCAAAACCGAGGCCGCGGTGACGCTCACATCCTGGGCGATATGCACAAACCGCGACATTCGAGTGCTCTGGATTTCTGAGAGCTTGGGCCAGGCCGAGAAACGGATGCGCCGTGTTAAGAGCCTGCTCGAATCCGAGCGGGTGGTCGAAGACTGGTGCAGCTCACCAGAGAGCGGGTTCGGACCCTTTTTGCAGGCGGACACAGACCGCTGGATGGCCACCCAGGTCTACGTCGCCCGCCAACTCAATAGCGTGGACCCTACGCTCGAAGCTGTGGGCAGTGGTGGGGCGATTACTGGTGGTCACTTCGACCTGATCATTTGCGATGACATCGAGGATGACAAAACGGTCTACACTCAAGGCCAGCGCCAAAAGACCCGTGAGTGGTTTCGCGGCACCATCGGGCCGATGCTCGTGCGCGGGGGCACGATGATTGTTATTGGAACCCGCAAGCACCACGGGGATCTCTATGGGCATATGCTGACAGACCCTACGTGGCGGGTTATCTCGGACAAGGCAATTTTGACGTGGCCGGATAAGTACAGATTCGAGCTAGAGAAAGACGCTCGCGGGCGCGAGGTCATTACAGGCGTCATTGTCGAGGGCGAGCCCGAGGTGCTCTGGCCCGAAGAACGGGATATTGAATATCTGTTGCGCGAGCGCCAGGCCATCGGTCAGGTGTTATTTTCGCGAGAATAACACCTGACCGATGGCCTGGCGCTCGCGCAACAGATA